TCTCTCGAATGGTCCAAAGCCAATGGTTTTGAAAGCCAAGCCATTGATGCAAAGAAATCACGAATTCTAGAAACCTTTGAAAAGCACGGCACTCATGACCAAAAGACTCACGGCAATTGGTCAACGGGTCGTTCGGAGATGATTGCCAGTGGTCGCATTCCAGATATGAACCGCGATGCTTCGGGAAGAATTGTTAACCCAGATGCAACGGGTGGATACAAGGCAGGAATTCCTGAAAGTATTTCGTTTGCAGGAACTACTTTAACTCCAGAGCACTCTTTATGGCATCACATGGTTCCAGATGGCAAGGGTGGATTTGAGCCTTCTCAGGAACGTGCGTATCTGCATCAACAAATAATCAATCAAGTGACTTCTAATATTCCTGAATCCGCAAATAAAACTTTCTACATGCTCGGTGGCGGACCAGCATCAGGAAAAACAACATTCTTAAAATCAGGTTCTATTGAAGTTCCCGACAAAGCCAATGCAGTTCATATCAATGCAGATGATGTAAAAGAAATGTTGCCAGAGAATCCTCGTATGCGCGATGGAAATGATAATGATTTCTTCAATGCCGCTAAATTCAGCCACGAAGAATCATCATTGCTTGCAAAGCGTATTCAAATGAAGGCTATGCAGAATAATCAAGATATTGTTCTTGATGGAACTGGCGATTCAGCCATTAGTAAATTAGCCAATAAAGTTGAAAGCGCACGTCAAGGCGGATATAAAGTCAATGGCGTTTACGTGACAATTCCAACGGAAATGGCATGGCAGAGAAGCGTTTCTCGAGCACTTGGAACCACAAAACGTTATGTTCCAGAAAGTGTTGTCCGCGAGACGCATCGAGATGTTTCGAATACTCTTCGCCAAGCAATTGAGGGTGGACTTTTTGATTCCGTGTCTTTGTGGGATAACACTGGAAGTACGCCACGTTTAGTAGGCAGTGGAAAGGGAACAGAATTCAATATTGAGAATTCTGAGTTATGGAACACGTTTTTAGCAAAGGGGAATGAGTGATGAATGCAGACTTTATGAATCGCATGTTTATGCTTGCGGCAAGCAATAAAAGTTTTGAAGAAACTGGTTTAACCGAGGAGCATAAAGAGCACTACGCACAAATGGTTGAGGAAGTTAAAGCCGCTCCAGAAGGCTCAATGATGGCTCCTATTAATGAATGGGTCGGCGATGAGTACGACGACATTATTGCCGCATTCGAAAGAGTTGACGCACGTGCGGTAGCAAAGAAAATTGGTAACTACGAAGTATCCAAGTCTGAGGGCGAAAAGCGTTACACGCTCGGGGCTATGTACATTCCCGATAAGTTAGATGCTCATGGTGAATGGACGGATTCAAACGAGTTACAGCGAGCAGTCTGGGATTACGTCCGTAGCAATGACCGTAGAATTAGATTGCAACATAACCGCGACATAGTGGCGGGTGAATGGGTTGAAGTCATGGCATTCCCGTATGAGTTGACCGTTCCAATTACAACCACAAGTGGAGTCGTAACTCAACATACTTATCCAGCAAACACAGTTTTCTTAGGTGTTATCTGGGAACCGTGGGCATGGGAAAAGATTCGCAAGGGAGAGATTCTTGGATATTCAATCGGAGGAAAAGCCGAGCGCCTATATGTCGACATGGAAGAAGAAGTTGAAAAAGGCGACCCAACAGTAAGCGAAGTTCACGTTGATACAATTATGAATCCTGCCAAGAAAAAGCCTAAAAAGGAAAAGAAATGAATCAAGATAAAGAGATTTTAAGAAAACTTCGTACAGGCTATCTTGCAACAATGCGTGATGATGAGTACAAAATGCTCGAGGACGAAGTAGATAAAAAGGGAATCAAAGGTCTCAAGGGCTACGCAAAATCAATTATTAATAAAGCCATGTACGAAATGGGACAAGAGATGTACAAGGCTAAGACTGTACGCGAAGGCGATATGGTTTCTTGGAATTCTTCAGGCGGTCGTGCGCGAGGCAAAGTTATCCACGTTATGGATTACGGAACCCTTGATGTCCCAGAGACCAATTTCAAAATCAAAGGCGAGAAAGATGACCCAGCCGTTTTGATTCAGTTGTATCGCGATGGAAAGCCAACAGATACTCAAGTTGGTCACAAAGCGTCAACGCTAAGAAAAAGTTTAGTTTTGAAACACGGTAATCATGACCAAAAGACACACGGTCGATGGTCAGATGAATCCGATGGTGAATATCTAGATACCGAAGGATTGCATCCAAAACATTTTAGAGAAGATGATGAGTCTGAGGGTGAGTTTGGAAGTTCGTCAGATGATGACGATATGGAAGCCATGGACCAGATGGATATTCTTCGCCCGCCAAAGCGCAAATGAAAACTATTGTCGATGACACTATCGACATTTTGTCGACTATGAATCTGCAAGCCAAACCAGTTTCAACTCCCCCGGGATTTACTGGGATTCAAATTGAGTTGCCTAACGAGGCACAAGCCTTTTTTGTATGGAGCAAACTTGATTCACAAGACTACTGTTTTAGAATCGCACGATTCTGGGAAAGTGAGAATCCTTTCTCAATGTGGTCATGTCAAAGCCTTATAGATGCCCTTGCAAAAACAAGGGTTATGGCAAAGCAATAAAGTCACAAAACGGGGATATGGTATTCTCTATACGTCAAAACTCGAGGTTTTTCTTTTAGCCCAATGCTAATAAGGGGACCTCTTTTCGTTAGGAGTGAATTTGGCTCGCGCACGTAAAATGGTAAATCTGTCTATTGAAGAAACCAGTGGGGTTGACCATCCTGCACACCTACACGAAGGTTGGTTGGTTATGAAATCAGCCGATGAATCTGAAGTTCAGAGAGTTCTTGACCAAACGCTCACCGAGGAGGACTCCACTATGGAGGCAGAAGTAACTACCACGGCTACTGATGAGCAGGTCGTAAAGGCTGAAATGACACTAGAGGAAGCAATGAAAAAGATTGCAGAACTCGAATCCAAAATCGCTGAAGAAGAAACATCTGAAGACGAGATGGAAGTTGAAATGAAAAAGTCAGAGACCGAGGAGGACTTCTTGAAGTCTGCTCCTGAGCCAGTAGTCAAAATGATTGAAAGCCTTCGCAAGCAAGCCGAAGATGCAACCGCGGAACTTCAAAAGGAACGCGATGCACGGGCAGATGCGGAAGCAATTGAAAAAGCAAAGGGTTGGGCTAACCTCAATCTCGATGCAGACAAAGTTGGTCCAGCGCTTCGTCGCTTGACCGCTATCGATTCAGACCTTGCAAAGTCTGTTGAAGAAGTTCTTTCTTCAGTAAATGCACAGGCTGAATCCTCAACAATTTTTGCGGAAATCGGCAAATCCGCAGACTTCAAGACGGGCGATGCTTACGGTCGTATGACCGCATTGGCAAAGTCGGCAGTTGAAGAGGGCGTAGCAAAGTCATTCGAGCAAGCGCTCGCTGACGTGGCTACAAAAAATCCCGAACTTTACAGCCAATACCTCTCCGAGAAAGGTGCCTAAAACATGGCATACGAAATTAGTAATTACTCGGTAAAGGTCACGCTCGTCGCAGGAGCCGACCTTTCCAGTAAGCAATACAACTTCGTCAAATTGAATTCATCTGGAGAAGCCATTGCAATCGCGGCTATCACCGATGTTCCAGTTGGCGTTCTACAGAATGCTCCAACCGCAGGACAAGAAGCAGAAGTTCTTGTTGCGGGTGGAACTAAACTCGTTGCGGGAGAAGCAATTACTCTTCCAGCGTTTCTTAGTGTTACTTCAGCAGGTAAGGCAGACAAAATTGCTGTAACCGATACAACTCAGTATGTAGTTGGACAGGCAATTACCGCCGCTGGTGCTGATGCAGAAGTTATCACCGCAGTCGTAAACTGTGCTAACCCAACAAGAGCGAACTAGGGGTCTAACTAAAAATGCCACAGCCAAATATCAATTCCGTCCACGTTGACGCGATTCTGACCAACATCTCTGTTGCGTACCTTCAGAATCAAGATAACTTCATTGCAGACAAGGTATTCCCAGTAATTCCTGTCGACAAGAAGTCTGATAAGTATTTCACTTACACAAAGAATGACTGGTTCCGTGACGAGGCTCAACGCCGCGCTCCGGGAACTGAGTCTGCTGGTGGAGGTTACAACCTTTCCACAGGAACATACTCATGCGACGTTTGGGCATTCCACAAGGATGTTGATGACCAGACTCTCGCTAACGCAGATGCTCCATTGAATCCACTTCGCGAGTCCGCAGAGTTCGTAACACGTCGCTTGATGCTACGTCGCGAACTACAGTTCGTATCTGACTTCTTCACCACAGGTGTATGGGGAACAGATATCACTGGTGTTGCAGGTTCACCTTCAACTGGTCAGACAAAGCAATGGAGCGATTACACCGCTTCAGACCCAATCTCAGACCTAGAGGCTGGTAAGGCACAGATTCTTGCTAATACAGGAATGGAAGCCAACACCCTCGTTCTTGGTTACGATGTTTTCAAGTCTCTTAAGAATCACCCAGACTTGGTTGACCGTATCAAGTACACATCTTCACAGACCATTACAACCGACATGCT